CGGTCTATGACACCTTGAACGATGAGATAGCAAAGGCCGTTGTCCGGACTGGCTACGATGGAACAGCCCCGTTCAGCTTTTCCGACTATCCACTTACCAAAAAGAAGTTCGAGGAAGTGCAGGCCGCTTTTGTGCGTGACCTGCGCTCCCTCATTTATAGCGGAACGAGTGAAGAGTGGAAGCAGAGTAACCTCGTACAGGACTTGCTTGCCGACAAGGTACTGAAGTTCTACGGAGCCAAGGAGAGAGGCAAGAAACATCGTGTCTATTATCAAGCCAACAATGATGCGTTGAAAGCCTTCCAGCAGCGCAAGGAGGACGGCATGGGCCTCTCTGAACGGCTTTGGAACCAGTCGAAGGGCTACAAGGAGGAAATGGAGTTTGCCATTTCCTCCGCCATCGAGAAGGGTACGTCTGCCGTCAAGCTGAGCAAGCGTCTGAGCAAGTACCTCGTCGATTTCCCATCACTCAAGCACGACTATAAGGATAAGTTTGGAAAGGCAGTTACATGCCAGGACTGCGAGTATCGTTCCATCAGGCTCGCTCGCTCGGAGATAAACATGGCATACAGGACTGCAGAGCAGGAACGCTGGAAGCAGTTTGACTTCGTATTGGGCTATGAGGTGAAGCTGACTCAGAACGGCCGTCACGTGCCGGACATCTGCGACGATCTTGCTGGCAAGTACCCGAAGGACTTTGTGTTCAAGGGCTGGCACCCGAACTGCATGTGCTATGTTATCCCCATCCTAAAGACTGAGGAGCAGTTTTGGAATGATGAGGACGCATCGGAAATTGTCGAGCTACCTAAGAACTTCACCGACTGGCTGGAGGCAAATGCGGAGCGCATCGATAAGGCTGCTGAGAACGGAACGCTGCCGTATTGGTACACGGACAATGAAAAATATGTGAACTTTAGTGGTAAAAGTTCTTACGACCTTCTTGCTATGCCGGAAGGACTTCCATCGAAATACAGGGAGAAATTTGACGAGTTGATTTCAAAAGCTGAAAGTCAAATTGAGAACAAGGAGCAGTTTAGGTCGTTCCAAGTGAACATCAAGCGCCTTGCAGAAATGCTTGCTGATGAGGAAGCAAGAAGTATAGTCGAAGAGCAGATGGGAGACTATTTCCTTGCCTACATGGAAGACTATGCAAAGGGTAAGTCGATATATGTGTTTGAGGACCAAGTAAGAAAGTTCCAGGAGTATTCGGGATTTGTCCGCAAACCGATAGAGTTGCGAATGCCAAAAATGGGAACGCTGCCATGTAATGCCAATGAAATTGCACGTTATATCAATTCCGTAGAGTCATTGGAGGAGTTTTATATAAGATATGGCTATCGCTCATACGATGAGTTCTTTGACGCTATTGGAGGCATAGATAAGATTGAGGGTAAACTTCAGTCAATAGCCGAAGAAAGCCGCGTCTATATGTGTCTTGATGCAAGCACGTTCGAGAGACAGATTCTCAAAGGCGAAGGCAAGTTCAAAAACTCTCTTGAGACAGGAAAAGGTACATTTAAGACTGTCGGAGAAGAACGTGCCGCAAAGGAACGTATCATGTTTGGTCTTTCTGATGCAGACTACGATGTTATGCCGAAGTATGGCTTTGTAGCAGGTAAAGATACAATGGACTATGAGCAAATCGTTAGCTTTGGATATGGAGATACCTATGTAAGGTTTAGGGACGCTTCGGTTCGTGGAAGAACATCGATAACGTGTGGTGACTCGTATGATGGCAATAGACTTCTGAAGGAAAGGATGGGATATAGCATGTCCTCTCCTGCTGTATCGTTGGATCAGCCGGACGCGAATTTCTCTCTCGGCATCTTGTCACATTCGAGGGATGGAGAGGCAGCGATGAAGAAACTGATGTCTGCATCGAAGTTGTCGGATATTCAAACTTCTACCTATGTGGAGGCACAGATATATGGCGTACTAAGGATAGAAGATGTAGATGCAGTGTTCGTCCAATCGAAAAAGCAGATGGCTTCTCTGACCAAGCTCTTGAAGAAACATGGTCTTGATATTGAAGTGTTGCCGTGTGAATATGACACACGACTAAAGTATCTTGTCGATGGATTTACAAATTATGAAGGAAAGGCATCCAAATACGCTCATTCACTCACGGATGGAGATTTGGATTTGCTTGGAGATTTCTATGTAGATGGCCTCACAAAGAGATTTGCCGACCCGAGGAATGGATGGTGGAAGGATATTCCAATGCCGGATGAGTTTATGGAATCCATGCAAAGAATCGCTGATGGAGCAGCTACTTCAACAGAGAAGAGAGCATGGCTCAAATCCTACTACGCTGAGTTGAGGAAGAAGGGGAATGGCCTCTTTCCGAAGGTGTGGTGGCAAGAATATTCTCCAAGCTATGGTGGCTGGGTTTCGGACGTTTTGAATGAGGACTTGCTGAAAGGATTGTAAGTATGAAGATAAGGTTTTACGAATATGATAAGAAATGGTTGTACGACACCAAGAACAAGGTGTTGTTCGACATTGTAGATAACGACTGCTATAAGTCGAAGATTGATATGATGCAGCTTACGAAGTTCAATCCTTTTGCGAAGGTGACTCACACATACGTTATCAATCCATATAACGTGAAAAAATGATACGTTTCACGTAAAAGTTAAACAATTTGAAAATCAAGTTGTTAGCTTGAAAATAGGTGGGTAAAAATTTGGTCATTTGCAAAAAAAATGCCTGATTTACAGACATTTTATGGCTATCCTACATTGCAAACAGAATGTAAAAATGTTAAAAACGCTGCGCCACAGCATTTTTCTGCCTAATAATTTGGATATTTGGAAAATTTTCGCTATCTTTACACTGTAAATAAAACATATCATTAACCCATAAAAGTAAAGAGCAATGAAGACAAAAGAAAATTTGAAAGCAGCCATCAAGGCTAACTTTGAGAACAACGAGTTTGCAACCGCAATGGAACTGAACAAGGATTTGTTCCAGGAGTATGAGAACGTAGCTGGCAAGCGCAGCCTTACCGCACTGGTCGGTCACTACCGCAAGAAGGCCGGAGCCACTGAGGTCGTAGAAGCAGAAGAAAGCCTCGCTCCCGTCGAGGAGGTGACCATCACCAACGAGGAGGTCGGCAAGGTAGAAGACATTCTCCCTGTCGAGGAACCCAAGGAAGAGGAAGAGCCGGAGTATCAGTTCGACTGCAACGAAGAGCTGGATGCCATCATCGATGTGGACGAAATCAGAGAGCTGCTGGAGAAGGGCAACAAGGCTCTGAACCGCTACTGCATCGTCAAGGAGTACTTCAATCAAGTAAGCGACACTGAGCGCAAGATCAGCACGACGATGTTGGTCAAGTCAGACGGCTTCGGCTGGGAGTCCTTCGGAGAGGTGGTCAAGGCCCTCGGAGGCAAGAAGGGTAAGACAGTAAGAGTTTCTGGTAGTTTTTGGAAGTCCAGCTGCGGTCTCCCTGTCGGTGAGGAAATCACCAAGTGGACGGTGTTCAAGGTCGGTGACGCTCTCCGTCAATATGCCTTCCGTCAGAACGACTCGGCAATCAAGTATGTATCAGCAATGGTATAAGAAAGGAGGACGATATGGCACACGGATTGACAGAAATGGTAAGCAGGTCGTTAGGTATTACCGATAAAGAAGCTGACGTCATTATTGATGAGCAGGCAAGCATCGGAAGGGATCTGATAAGTGACGAGTCATGCAGTATTGAGGATATTGAGGAACTGATGTACGATATGGGAGTGGAGCCGGACTACTTGGATGAGTTTCTGATGAGACTTATGTAATACAACTCCACGGATTATTGAGGGGGCTTAAGGCATCTTAAGTCCCCTCTCTTTTATTCTAAGTTCTCGTAATATACCCACACCTTCCGACCGCTTAAAAGTTCCACCTGCACCTTTCCAATCTTAGCGTGACGGACACTAACTATCAGACCTTTTTTTAGCAGAATAGCTTGACGAGAGGCAATGATAAGTTCAACAGCCTCCTTGTCACCATTCTTGTCTAATTTAGCCAATATGTCAAGCATTTCCGGATTTTCAGTGCCTGCACAATTCGTGGCTATGACAGCTTGCTCTCCTATTCGCACATGCCGAGATTTCTTTCCACTACAACCGACAGATGAGATTGCAGTTATGATGATGAGTATGAGTATTGCAATTCTTGTTTTCATGCTGCAAAGGTAGTAATTTCGTGGTTGTCGGTGGCAAAAGTATCTAAAAAAATATCATGTGACAAAATTTTATGCTTGATTTGCAAGCGTTTTAGTGTTTTGTTGCTATCTTTGCCTTGCAAATTCCACACTCTGGCAGTGTGGTTTCAAACCTATCAACGACACATGAACAAAAGACAAAGACGGGTTTTCACCCTATTGAGAACGAAGACTAAGGCGCTCGGTCTCAATCGTAAGGAGCTGGAGGGTCTTGCGCTGAAGATTGACAAGAACCTGCAACTCGAAGAAGATGCCTCGGACGAGGAAGTTGACGCAGCTATCGAAGAAGCAGTTGATGCGGCACTCCCGTTCCTCGAAGTGAGTCAGTCAGTGGCTCAACGTTCAATCCAAACCTCATTACAGCGTATGCGTTCTCAGCATGAGGACGATGATGACGTTGACGATGACGATGATTCTGATGACGATGATCAGAACGATGACGAAGGTGGTGACCGCAACACCAGTCAGCGCGGAAAGAACGGAAAGAAATCGAATAAGCACAATTCGGAAGACAGTGCACTCATGAAGCTCCTCAAAGAGCAGAGTGAGGCCATCAAGTCTTTGAAAGGCCAGATTGACAACCTGCAAGGCGACCGTGTACACGATGCAAGACGAACAAAGTTGAAGAAACTTGTTGAGAACACAGGAACCTTCGGAAAGTCAGTGTTGAAGCAGTTCGACCTCATGACCTTCAAGGATGATGAAGCCTTTGAAGACTATCTTGACGATGTGCAGAAGGATTTGGATGACCTCAATCAGGAGCGTGCCAACGCTGGCTTGCAGAAGCTCGGCGCAACGCCTCCCGGAGGAGACGGGAACAAACCCATTAAAAACGAAACCGAGGTAATGTCCGATGCGGAGATTATTGCTCTCGCAGGAGGCAAGCCTCAAAACAACAACAAGTAAAAGATTATGGGAGCACAAGCTAATCTTAACAACGAAGGGATGCGCATCGAGTCAGCCAATGATTCGATCGTTATCCGCAATTATGGTGCAGGTATCAAGGGTGGCCGCACTCTTGATATGTCGGATTTCCCCTCTGACCTCAAGTGCATCCGCGCTGGTCATGTGGTTATCCGCAGCACCGAGGACGAAACGCTCTACAAGCCCATGCCCGTTGCCTCCAATGG